ATTTTTTTTATAATCCATTTAATATATAATTATATTATTTAATTAAAAATTATGTTTTTGCGGCATAATAACATTATTCTTTTTTTTTGATTTTATTACAAACGCATCCAGATCTATTTTTTTTGTATCACTTTTACATATAATATTTATATCCATTTGTTCTATATTAATCGGGTTATACTTTTTATGTTTCTTCTCTTTATCCATATCATTATATTGTTGTTGCACAATACGTTTCCTATTCATAAAGTTATTATGCTCTATTAAATTATTTACAAACATTTTAAAACTTTCATTAACCTTTTCTGATATTATTTCATCATTTAATATTTTTTTTGTTGATGTTATTATTAATGATGTATATTTTGAATTATACTTATTTTTAGAAACGTCTGTATCATAGTTATCCTTTTTTAAAAACGATAAATTAGTAGGATTCGTCAAATACAATAAATCTATTTTATTTCTAAATTCGTTTTTATCTTTGTTATCTTTTTTGTCCTTTTTATCTTTTTTATCTTTTTTGTCCTTTTTATCTTTTTTGTCCTTTATTTTATTATTCATATAACTATATTGAATAATAAAATTTTTATATTTTAACATCTTTCATTTGTTGTCGCGTATGATTACCAAACGTATCTTTGCTTAATTCACAACCATTTGGATTGAATTTATCAAATTCAACTTTTTCCTGTAGTAATCCAAATTGTTCTTTTTGAATTTTGGGTTTTGGTCCCATTTGCACATATAAATCACTATATGTGTTTGGAAAATAACTTGTTTGTGGACAACGTTGTAGTGGTTGAAAACGATTAAATAAACTAGATTCTTTGTCTATATTATCGCTATAAGCATTGTATGGTCCACCCACACCGGGGTGGAATGATTTTGTCATATTATAATCTTTAAAAACACCTTTTACTGGTAAATTTTCTTTTCTTTGATCAACCTTTGGAAACAATATTCTTCTATTGCTAACTGGTCTTGTAAAATATTTCGGCGTCATTTGTTGGGTTGCATAATTTCTACCCATAATTCTTGCATTTAATTCGTCCGTTCTTTCTTGTTGACAAACATATACATCTTGGATTTTTGCTTCCATTTAATATATTATAATAACATTATTTTTTAAATATTTTTTTATGTATTTAAAAAAATATTTAAACATTTACTACTATTATAATTCATTATGTGTGGCATTTTTTCTATTTTAAATAATAATTTTTCTAAAGAACAGGTTGTTAAAAATTTTAATAAAGGGCAACCAAGAGGACCCGAAAACTCAAAAATTATTGAATTAGAATATCCTAATATATTTTTAGGGTTTCATCGTTTGGCAATCAATGGTTATAATGATGAAATGTCTAACCAACCTTTTTTTATTGATGGTATTTATTTAATTTGCAATGGTGAAATATATAATTGGAAAAAACTTTATTCTATGATGAATATTAACGGTTATAGTAATTCTGACTGCGAAGTTATTATCCATATGTATAAGAAATATGGTATAGAACATACTTTAAAATTATTAGACGGTGTTTTTGCCTTTGTATTGGTTGATACAAATACCAATGATATTTATATTGCAAGAGATTCTTTCGGAGTTAGACCTCTTTTTATGCAAAACAATGGGTGGCAATATATGTTCGCTTCCGAATTAAAACAATTAGATGGTATTATGAACAATTCTGAAAAAAAACAGTTTAATCCGGGTACATATTCACAAATTAAATATACTATTTACACAAATTGGAAAAAGTCGGAAACATTTTATAAAGAAATTATTAAAAATAAACCTTTTATGGTTTTATCTGTTCCCACAAATTCAACATTTTCCGATAATAGTATTTATTATTATTGTAATGAAATTAATAAAAATTTAAAAGAAGCTGTAAAAAAACGTGTAAACAATACTGATCGCAAAATAGCCTGTCTTTTGTCGGGGGGATTAGATAGTAGTCTAATTACCGCACTTGTAAAACAATTATGTCCTGAAAAAGAATTAACAACTTGGAGTATCGGCCTGGAAGGCTCGGAAGATTTAAAATATGCTAAAATGGTTGCAGATCATTTGGGTACTAAACATAATGAAATCGTCATTTCGGAAGAAGAATTTTTATCTTGTTTTGAAAGCGTCATTTATGCTATTGAAAGTTATGATACAACAACTGTTCGTGCCAGCATCGGTAATTGGTTAATTTCCAAATATATAAAAGAACGATCGGATTGTAAAGTCGTTTTCAATGGAGATGGTTCTGATGAAGTTTGTGGCGGATATATATATTTTCATTGTGCACCCGATAGTATTGAATTTGATAAAGAATGTAAGAAATTATTAAGTGAAATACATTTTTTTGATGTATTAAGATCTGATAGAAGTATTTCTTCACACGGATTAGAAGCAAGGACACCATTTTTGGACACTAATTTTGTTAAAACATATTTGAGTATTCCTGCGAATATAAGGAATCATACGGAAAACGGGCAATGCGAAAAATATTTATTGCGAAAATCTTTTGATAATGGTTTATTGCCCAAAGAAGTGTTATGGAGAACTAAAGAAGCTTTCAGCGACGGCGTTAGTTCTCAAACAAGACCGTGGTTTCAAGTAATTCAAGAGCATATTAAAGATAAAATATTTAATAATAATATGTTGGTCAATCAATATAAATTTTACAAATATAATAAACCAAAGACATTGGAACAACTTCATTATAGAATGATTTTTGAGTCTTATTTTCCAAATTGTAATTTAAATATTATTCCAAAATTTTGGATGCCTAATTTTGTTGACGCAACTGACGCCAGTGCTAGGACATTGGGCGTATACAAACTTTTAAAAAAATAACTTTTTTTTGTTGAACTTTTTTCAAAAGTTCTTAGATTCTAAAAACAACATTCTTATTCTTTCTTGTTTTTTTTTTATTTTTTATATTTTTTATATTTTTTGTTTTATTAGACGATTCAATAAAATTTTTGATATGTCTTTCAATTCTTTTACCTCTTAATTTAAATAAATCCCTTTTATCTGATTTATCTGAATTTAAACATTCTCTTGAATCCTTAATATTTAATACTTTTGCCAATTTCATACTTTTTTCATATGGTAAATTGCTGTTACTGATATATTTGCCATACAATGTTTTTTCACTATATTTATAATGATATGGTTTCAAATGTAAATATGTCACTTGGGGGTGCAGCATTTTTTCATAAAATTGATCATCCAAAAACATTATTTTATCCGTTTTTTTTAAATGTCCACATTTTAATAAATCATTATACTTTTTATCATATCCTGATCTATTTTTTTCCAAGATTTTACCATCGTGTTTCCAAGCACAAATAACGCGATCAAATATCTTATGATTTATCTTTTTTTCTATATATGATTTAATACGATGCACCCACATTCTACAACCGTTATTATTAGTATAAATCATTATTTTAATTTTCCCTTTATGTTTTATCTTCATCTTATGTAAGTATTTAAAAATATTCATCATATTGGGGCGAAACACTTCGGGGAAAATATCCAATATTTTGTGAAAATGATCCTTTGTTAAATCCTTATTATAAAACTTTTTTAATTTATAATCTAATATTGACAATTGGACAAAATGACCAATCGTCTCATCTAAATCAAACACAACAACTCTTACCATTAATAATATATCATTATATTATTAATTTATACAAATTACCTAGTGAATATATAAATAATTTTTATTATCATTAATACAAAAATACTTTTATAAATATATGAAAAATCCATACAATCTGGTAAAAAAGAAATATTATTTTCATTACAATTCAAAAATAAACAACCACCATATATATACCGTGTTATAAACGTAAATAAAATTGTATTATAGCAAAATAAATTTAAATACGGATTAAATGAACAAAATACTACCAATAAAATACTTAAACCAAATATAAGACGAGATACTTCTATTAAAAATGAATTACCTTTTAACAAACTAAATATTAAAAGTATTTGACCATAAATTGCAAAATATAAAATACATCTATCTTTTATATTATTAATTAACAATAATAATTTAATTTCAATGGCTATTAATACAATTGTTACCTTTATTAATAAAAATTTATTTTTAATTAATGTGTTTGATATATTTGATAAGTCTGATATATTTGATAAGTCTGATATATTTGATAAGTCTGATATATTTGATAAGTCTGATATATTTGATAAGTCTGATATGTTTGATAAGTCTGACAAATCATTGTTTGATAAGTCTGATATGTTTGATAAGTCTGACAAATCTGATATGTTTGATAAGTCTGACAAATCTGATATGTTTGATAAGTCTGATAAATCATTATTTGATAAATCATTCAACTTTGTTTTCATTATTATTAACACAATATATTTTTTTTATTAATTATATACGACAATAAAAACATAATAATTATATTTATGAAATACGTTTTAAATATTTTATAGAAACATTTAAAACGTATATAGAAATATGGTAACGATATATATTATCAATGGTTAAAAAATATATGAAAAAAACAAAAAAAAATAAAAAGACTATACCAAAAGCTATACGAGAACAATGTTGGCTCCAAACATTCGGTAAAAAATTTAATTCCGATTGTTATATACATTGGTGTAAAAATGAAATTAACGCGTTTGATTTCCACGTTGGACACGATAAACCGGAATCAAAAGGTGGGACACTGGCGGTTTCAAATTTAAAACCAATTTGCGCTCGTTGTAATTTAAGTATGAGTAATAATTTTTCAATTCAAGAATGGAATAATTTACAGCGTCAAAAAAAATGCTGCATTATATGTTAAATTTTTAAAGGTTTTACTGATAATAATGTTTGAATTTTTTGCGATAGTGAAGGTACGTTTAATCCTAAACTTACACCAACCGTGGTTGCGGTAATTATAGATGCATCATTTATAAAACGCAATTTTTTATTATGAACATATTCTATAATTGGATAAAATATATATCCTTGATATATAAAAAGCACAATACTAATAAATAATAATTGGGCTAAAATTTCCATAATTATAAAAAGTGTTTTTGTTTTTTTGTTATATATCGGGAAAAGTTGATTGCCCGTTTTACTAACAAATACAGTTCCCAATACCCAAAGGGATATTATTATAAAAAATGATATCCAATCAAAATCTGGAACAATTAAATTCTGTTCTTTATATGTTTTATTGGGTAAATTAAAACCCCGTTGTAAAACTGCATTATTGGCCATATATTATTTAATAATAAAATAATGTTTTGTAATTATTTTTTATTTAAATAATCCATAACTTTTAATAATATTTCTTCTTGATCATTGAATTTTTGAAATATTATAACTTCGTCAAATTTTATTTGAAATGTAAACCCTCTACCATTCCTACAAACTATTTTAACGGAATCTTTTGTATAAATATAGTCTGAAAAAAAAGCGCCTTTTGTTAAAAATATTTTTTCTGGATCTTTTAAAGAAAACCACCTTAAATAATTTCCAAATTGCAAATCACTTAAATCACTACAATATCTATATTTTTTTAATTTTTTGTGAATAATTTTCAATTCACTTCTTTCTAAATTTAACTTTTGTAAAATATTATTTTTATGTTCCATTATAATACTCGAATTCAAATTGGATATCGAGTAATTTCCGTCATTTTCCAATGATTCTATTAATTTATCAAATTTTTTTTTGTCTTCATCATTATCAAAATTAGTCATAATATATTGTGTATATATTTATTTTTAAACCATTAACAAAAAAATAAAAGTGAAAAAAAACTGCATTTTTTTAACTTTTTTTTTGGCATTTTTTCAGTGTTTTTTCTGAAAAAAAGTGAGTAAACTTAATTTAGTGTTTTATGGTCTGCCACCTAGGTATTTTTAATAATGCTATTTTATACATTAATACATAATTAAAAAGTTTGAGAAAAAATTCGAAAAACTATTTTGGGAATTTTAAAAAAAGACAAAAAAAAAGTGCAAAAAATAAAAAATCGTAAAAAACTTTTGAAAAAAAATGAGCAAACTTTCCGTTTCAGTCTCCCACAGATTTTTTGATTCTTAAAAATACCTAGGTGGCAGACCATAAAACACTAAAATAAGTTTACTCACTTTTTTTTCAAAAAACTCTCAAAAAACGCCGAAAACAGCCATTTTTAGCCAAAAAAACTAAAAAAAAAGTATTTAGGGGTTTTTTTTGTTATCCATTTATATACATAAAAATGGCCGATTTTTGGGGTAAAAAAAAAGAAGATTTTATAGCTGCTGTTGAAAATGACTGTAAGCAAACCATAAATATTAAGAAAAAAAAAAGCGAAACCGACGAGAATAGCGAAATAATCGGTTTTTTTGATGAGAGCGTGATTTTTGAAGATGGGAAATATATTTGCATCAAATGTCATTTCAAAACTAAAAATTTGAAGGATTTCAAGCGACACCTTAATACCAAAAAACATAAAAAAAAACCCCAAAAAAAACCCCAAACCATAAAAAAAAAATTATTTTATTGTTTGTGTGGTAAAACCTATAGGTTTAAGTCAGGTGTATCTAAACACCATAAAAAATGTACCAAATATAGAAAAAAACATATGGAATCAAAAAATATAAAAAAAATGGATAAAAATGCGATTTTTGGCGACATTTTTCATTCCAAAATCGCGAAAAATGACGATATTTACGCAAATAATTGGGAAAATGTTGACGAGACTGCTTATGGTAATGTAGTAAATAAACAGTCGGTGTTTGTAAAGCAAAATAGCGTTGAATCAATATCAGTTACTAAAAGCGATTTAGAAAAGATTATTGAACAAACATTTACACAAAATAATAATATAACAAAATTATTAGAACAAAATGCTGTTTTAATTGGCAAAATGGGGACAATGAAAACTGAGAATAATATATCTTATCAAAATTGCGGAAATAAAAAGATGACCATAAATTTTTATTTGAATGAAAAATGTAAAGATGCTATGAATTTATCAGATTTTGTAAATAATCTCGATATTTCATTGGAAGATTTATTGTATACCCAAGAACACGGATATGCAGAAGGAATTAGTAATATTTTTGTAAAACATTTACAAGATTTAAATCCAAATCAAAGACCAATACATTGCTGTAATAAAAAAAATATGCAGTTTTATGTCCGTGATGAAAATAAATGGCAGAAAGATAAAGAGAATAAAAAAATAGATAGATCTATTCAAGATTTGACAGTTAAGCAAATAAAGCATTTGAAAGAATGGGAAACACAGAATCCAAATTATTTAAAGGATGATATGTTATTAGCACAATGGCAAAAATTGGTACACGAAATAATGGGACCTTCAAATGATTCTAATAAAGATAAGGATAAAGAGTTAATTATAAAAAAATTGGGAAAAACAGTGAATATTAAAAAAAATTTGGTTATAAAGAACGGATTAACTATTTTGTAAAATATTTATTTAAAATATTTCAGATATTAATAATATATAATTTTTATTATATATTGTAAAAAGAACATTGGTATAAAAAATAGACTTGAAATTACGGTTGATCTCAATAGTATTAAAAACTAGAGAATGCGCCAAATCCCATATTTGCTGCCATCGGTTCGGCTAATAAGCCGCCGCCCATCATACCCATATCTTGTGATCCTTGTTGGCCGCCCGTCCCCGATGCATTTTGAACTTGTTGACCCGTTTGTATTTGTTGTACAACTTGCGATAATGCTCCCGAACCCATTTGTTGGTGTGTATCAACATAGTCAGCACGACTTGATTGATGCGTTGGTTGTGCTGCCTGCATTGGATTTCCCGAAATAGGCTGCGAAACTTTAACGACAGAATTATCATTTGGATTTTTCATTTCTTCAACCTTATTATCACCATTCCAAGCTCCCAATAATCTGTTATACACATGGTTAATTTTTTTTCCATTTTCGCTATTAAGTCCGGAAAATACAATTATCAATACAACATTCATAAAATTAACATCACCTAAATTATTACCGCTAAATGAAGGAATGTATAGAACAATTCTATGTATAATATAAATACCAAGAAGAAGTGAAATCACTTGCATTATAACTTCTCCTAAAAGTTCAATATTTCCCTTTTTATCATTGAATATTGGGATCACTCCATTAATTGTCCTATTTAAAATATAAATGGGAATGATTATTATTATTAAATATTGGAGTAAATTTGATAATTCACTTTTTGTTTCGCTATCAAATCTAGTAACGTGTTTTATAAATCCATTGTCAGATATACTAGATGACGATTGTTGTAAATTATTTCCACCTATTTGATCTTGCATACTCATTGCCATTATATGATTTATAATAAGAAATTAAATTATTAGAAAGCTATTTAAAATTAAATTGAATATAAAATTAAATTGAATATAAATATAAATTAATACTTTAATTAAAAAAAAATATGAATATTTTAAATAATTTAATAAAAAATCCTGTGAAAAGATTGTATGTTCGTAAATTAAGTTGGATACCAGGTGAAAAATTGAAAAGAAACAAAACGTGGTTTACAGATAAACCGAAATCATTATTAAGTAAAAAGGCAATGATAACATTATCAAGTAAAAAAAATCATCCCGAAATGCAATATTTAGATCTTATTTCCAATATTATGAAAAATGGCGAAGAAGAGAAAACGCGTAATGGTGTGACAAAATCAATCATAGGTGCGTCAATGAGGTTTCCATTGGGTAATGGTGAAATACCGCTTTTAACAACTAAAAAACTGGCTTGGAAATCTTGTTTAAAAGAGCTATTGTGGTTTATCTCGGGTGATACAAATAATAAAACATTGGTAAAACAGGGCGTCAATATATGGAATGGTAATGCTTCGCGTGAGTTTTTAGATTCGCGTGATTTGAGACATCTTAAACAGGATGATCTTGGTCCTATTTATGGTTATCAATGGCGATTTTATAATTTACCATATATACCATTACACGTAGAACCTAGTACAAATGTAAATAAATTACGTAAATATCTTTATGGTGGGATAGATCAATTGGCGAATATAATTAAATGTTTAGAAGATCCAGAAAAAAGAAATAGTAGGAGATTGATTTTAACGGCTTGGAATCCTGAGCAAATAGATCATATGGCTTTGCCGCCGTGTCACGTTATGTCACAGTTCAGTGTATTGGGTAACAAATTACACTGTACAATGTATCAGCGAAGTGGTGATGTTGGTTTAGGCGTACCTTTTAATATCGCGTCGTATTCCTTTTTAACTATTCTTCTTGCAAAGCACTGTGGTTTAGAACCGGGTGAATTTATTCATTTTATAGGGAATGCGCATATCTATAAAGAACACGAAGAAATGTTATTGGAACAAATTAAACGCGAACCAAAAGAATTTCCAACTTGTGTTATAAATAAAAGAGATAGTATTGATGATTATGTTTTCTCTGATTTTAGGATAAATAACTATAAATATCATCCTCCAATAAAAATGAATATGATAGCTTAATAAAAATCTAAATATATTATATAAATGCTAACTTTCGCAACTGCGAATATTTCATTAGCTTCTATTTATACCGAACTAGAAGATATCGTTGACCCAGCCAACAGGGGCATTCAATCTGAACGAAAGTGGGCTGAAACCAAGATGAACAAAGATGGAAACATATCAGCAGCAGAAGAAACAATCAACAAAATACACGAGATGATGACCAAAAATGATCTTCATTGTATTGGATTACAAGAATTAACAATGTCTGGTCATAACGAGGTTAAAGGTAGCGTACCTATGATTTTGGAACAATTTGGGTTTAATACTGAAAAACAAGAAGAAAAAATATACGATGAAGACACTATTGGAAAAGTAGCAAAAAAGAAAGGAAAAGATTTGGTGAAAAGTGGGACACATCAGGTGTATACAATAGGTAACTTTTGTTTTGTTATTGGTATAATAAACGTCATAGAACCAAAATACGATGCTGTTGTTGGAATATTATTTAATAAAAAAGTATTAGGAGAATATGAAACTGTTAAATTATGTGATTCTAGTGTAGAAAAAGGAAGACCTATATTAATAGTTGATACAGAAAAATATCGTTTAGTGACATTTCATGGGGCAAACCCAAGTGGAGGGGATTTACAAACAAGACTGAAAGAAAAATTGAAAGAAAAAGAAAAAGCAAAAGCAGAAGCAGAAGAAGAAGCAGAAGCAGAAGAAGCAGAAGCAGAAGAAGAAGAAGCAGAAGAAAAAGCAAAAGCAGAAGAAGAAAAAATAAAAATAATAGCAGAAGAAGCTGATGCAATATTAGATGAGATAGAAAATGATTTACATGACAAAATTTTTAAGGACTTGGAAGGTAAAAAATTGGAAGGTAAAAAATTGGTAATTATGTCAGATACAAATGATATGCATTATGAACCTTTTGGTGGTGAGAAGAAGAAGAAGTATGGGAAGAGAAAAAAAGTAACAGAAGCGCAAAATTGGAGTGAACTTGATGGTATTTGTGAAAGGTTAAAAGTCAGAACAACGTTGGAGCTGAAATTACCACAATTCGAAAAAAACACACCAGCACCGTGTTGTTATAATTATAATTCAATTAAGGTAAAAGAAGAGGGAAAAGAAGAGGGGAAAATATTAAACTTCCTTTCATTTAAACCAAATTTGGGTGTTGTTAAAGAAAATAACGAAGGACATTTGGCAGGTGATTATGGTTTTTATAGTGATGTAATTTTGCATCATGGATTCAAAGGAAACCCGGAAATGGGATTATTGATGGGCAAGAAAGAATACGATACATTAAGTGATCATAGATTTATTAAACTAACTTTTAATTCGGAAGACTCAGCAGAAACAGGACCAGCACCAGCAGGACCAGCACCAGCAGCATCAGAAACAAAAGAAGCAGGAGAATCACCAGCACCAGCAGCATCAAAAACAAAAGTACAAGCACCACCACCACCACCACCACTAGGAGGAGGAGGAAGAAAAAAAAGAAAGAAAACTAAGAAAAGAAGAAAATCAAAAAAGAAATCCAAGAGAAGAAAGAAATCTAAGAAAAGAAAGAAATCCAAGAAAAGAAGAAAATCAAGAAAAAAGAAATAAATTACGTAAATTTTATATTAAATAATTATTGTTAGTTAATATAAATGAGTAGATTTGATAGACGAATGGGAACCGGACCATATGCAAAATCTAATGCATCCACCAGAAAATATACACCGAATCTAAACGAGTCAAACAAGCCATTGCCATCGCGAAATGAGATTATGTCAACTCAAAGTGAAAAAACATATTCAGCCAATATTATTGACGAGGTCTCAGAAAAGAATGAACGTATTTTAAAAAAATTAGATTCAACAAAAAGTTCTTCTGAGAGAATTTTGTTGAATCATGAATTAAGATTGAATACAATTGAACTTAATATTGACTTTCTCAGTAATATGGAAAAGAATGAAAATGATTTTACTACAAACTCTTTACAAGAAACAAAAATAGAAACTTTAGAAAGGACTGTTAATGAATTAAGTGAAAAATTAATTTTATTAACCCAAATGATTCAGGAAAACTCAGTTAATAAACCAAATGATAACGTAACAATGGATGTCAATGATATTGCAAAGAACAATATTAATAAAAAAGTTGAAAAAATAGTTGAAAAAAATAATGAAGGACCAACTTTTGAATAATTTAAATTGATAATTAATATTATTAATTATTAATACTAAAAAAAAAATGGAAATAACTATCAATGATACAGAAAAATTAACAAAATTTTCAATAATATTCCAATACTTAAAATTAATATCAAATGATATTAATTTAGATTTTACAGAAAATGGATTATATACTCAAGCACTCGGTGTTAATCATGTCTGTTTAGTTGAATTAATGATTGATAAAAATTGGTTTACCAATTATGTAATAGAAAAACCTTGTAGTTTAGGAATAAATTGTGAAATATTTTACTCAATATTAAGTTGTCTAGAAAAGGAAAATTCATTTCATATGTTATATGATGATGGCGATACGTTAAACATTAATATTAAATCTGATAAAGTTGAAAAAAACTTTGATATGCGACTGATGTCAATCGATGTGCAAAGTTTTGATATACCAACTGTAGAATATTCTGCAGATATCATTATTCAAGCAAAATCATTCGCAGATTATATAAATGAATTGAATATTTTTGGAGATAATTTAATGATTTGTTGCGATGGTGATAATGTAACGCTTGAAACATCGGGCGATAATGGCAAAATGAAGTTAATAATCGCTGAAGATTATTTGGAAGAATACACAATTGAAGAAGATTTAGATCTAAAAATAAATTATGCAATGAATTATATAAAAAAAATGACAAACTTTGTTAAACTTAATAAAAATATTGAACTCCATATGTCAAAGAATGTCCCATTAAAAATGATGTATAAATTGTCCGATGAAGACGGTGAAAAAAACTATTTAAGTATTTATTTAGCACCTAAAATTGACGAAGATTAATAAGGTAAAATACAAATATTCATTTCTAAAAATAAATTAGTAGATGAAAATTTTTTTAACAGTTATTATTTTTAGCATTGTTCTTTTTTTATATATTCATATGCATTTTCATTTAAATACAAGTGATGATTTAGAAGTTTATACAATAGAAAATGTTTCAAAAGATAGATTAGAAGAAATTTGCAATCTAAAACAACCAGTTTTGTTTGATTATACTAATGAAAATTTATTGGAAACAGTGAATATAGGAAAAATGGAAGAATTATATGGAGCATTTGATGTGAATTTTAGAAATATTTCAGAAAAAGATAAAGACAGTGAAATATATTTACCAATATTATTGAACGAAGTTGTGAAATTATTTCAAAATAAATTAAACAATAAAATAATTATTGAAAATAATGAGGAATTTTTAAAAGAAACTGGGTTGGAAAAAATATTTAGATACAATGATTCATTTTTAAGACCACCGCTGGTGTCAATATGTAAATATGATTTTATGTCTGGTAGCGAAGAATCTTATACACCTTTAAGATATAATATTAATCATAGAAATTTTTATTTGGTAACGAGTGGTAAAATTAATTTAAAATTAATACCACCTTCAAATGGTAAGTATTTACAGAAGGAAAATGATTATGATATATTTGAATTTGGCTCTCCAGTAGATCCGTGGGATGTTCAAGAAATTTATAAACCCGAATTTGATAAAGTTAAAGTGTTGGATTTAGATTTAACAAAGGGTCAGATTATTAATATACCCCCTTACTGGTGGTACTCTATAAAATATGAGAAAGTGTCAAGCATTTGTGTATTTAAATATAGAACGTATATGAGTACAGTGTCTATATTGCCAAATTTGTTGATGGGATTACTTCAACAGCAAAATATTAAACGCGAAATAGCAAATAAAATTTCATTTGAATAAACAATAAAATTGAAAAAAAAATAATAATAAAATTATATACAATTAAAATTTTTAATGAAAAAATATAAAATTAATATCATTGGTAAAAATTATGAAAGTTTTGATATTTATGAATCCGATAAAATGAAAAAACTAGAATCTCCACCAAAAATAGACCCCATTAAATCAAAATTAATGAATGGTGATATTTTTGAAATAAAAAATGGTGACGTTAATATATTTCATTCTCCTATGAGAAAAGCAAAATTTATATCAGGGGTTTTAGTTTTATCTGGGAATAAAACATATGGTAAATATAAAAGTAAGTATTTTTATAGATGCATTCCCGATGATAAAAGGTTACCTGAATTTATAATACCTTATAAAGTCCAAATAAAATTCCGAAAAAAACAAAATAATAAATATGTTGTTTTTAAATTCTCGTCGTGGAGAAAAAAACATCCAATAGGAACTTTAATAAATACTATTGGTAATGTTAGTGAACTTTCAAGTTTTTATGAATATCAAATATATTGCAATAGTTTATATACATCTATTACAAATTTAAATAATAAAGCAAAAGAGATGTTAAAACTTCACGATGTAGACTATTATACAAATGAAATAATGAAAAATAATAATATTGAAAATAGAATGAATTGGGACATTGTCACAATTGATTCTGTTGGTTCAAAAGATTTGGATGATGCATTGGGGTTTAAACATATAAATGATAATGAAACATTGGTAAGCGTATATATTTCAAATATGGTTTTTTGGATGGATATTTTGGATTTATGGGATTCTTTTGCAGATAGAATATCCACCATATATTTACCCGATAGGAAACGACCAATGATGCCAACTAAATTGTCAGATGATATTTGTAGTTTGTTGGAAGGGCAAAAACGTTTTACATTTACGTTGGATATAACAATTAACAGACTTACGGGCGAAATTATTTCATACGATTATTGCAATTCATTGATTATTGTTAATAAAAATTTACGCCATAAAACAGATGAGTTAGACAATAATATAATTTATAAAAATTTATCAGAAATTAGTCGTAAAATGAATAAAAAGAAAATTTATTTGGATAGTGTTGTAAATTCGCAAGAAGTTGTATCTTATTTTATGGTTTTAATGAATTATTTAACAGCTATTAAAATGAAAGAATATAAATCTGGAATATATAGATTTACTAAAATGAATAAAGAATATGATACACCACACAATGCACCTAAACCAATAAAAAAGTTTTTAAAAATATGGCATTCTTATGGTGGCCAATATTGCAAATTTGAGGATATTGAAGAACACGATATGTTGAATTTAGAGGCATATTTGCATATAACAAGTCCTAACCGCCGTTTGGTAGATTTATTGAATATAATAATTTTTCAAGATATATTTAATATTGTAAAATTTACTGAAAAATCAAAAATATTTTATGATAAATGGTATGAATCTATTGAAAATATCAATACCAATATGAAATCAATTAGAAAAGTACAAAATGATTGTTCTCTTTTGAATATTTGTCATAAAAATAAAAATTTAACCAAAAATATAATTAAAGGTTATATATTTGATAAGATAAGAAATGATAATATTTTTCGGTATATTGTTTATATCCCAAGTTTAAAAATGACAAATCGCCTAGTAACAACCAAAGATTTGAAGAATCTAGATGATTATAATTTTAAAATTTACATCTTTATGGATGAAAATCATTTAAAACAGAAAATAAAATTGCTGTTAGTTTAAACTTATTCTTCTTTATCAAAAAAAATATATGTTCCTGCTAAAATAGTGAAAGTTGCAAATATTTTTCTTAATGTATTTTTATCAACTTTTAATGTATAATTAGATGAAATTGATGCAAAAATTGTAAATATTATACCCATATATAATGCTGCAAAAATATCAACGTGTCCTTCTTTATAAAACTTAATTGCTGCAAAATAACCAATGGGAGGCAATATCATAAATAAAGACGTTCCTATTCTTTTTTTTAATGTACCTAATAAACCGAATAGGGTTAATAATGGTACTATTAAAATTTCCGACCCACCTCCGACTAAACCTCCGAATAAACCACTAATAATTCCAATTATAGTTAAACCAAATAGATAATTCATAATTAATATATAAAAATATTATAAAAAATATTAATAATGGATAATAAAATCATTGTATGGATGATATTTTTTTGTATTACATTGGTATTTATTGGATGTTTTTTGAATGTATGCTGTTTATCAATAAGAAATAAAAAACCATTATTGATTCCGAAATAAATTGATTTTAACATAAATTTATATAATTTATATTAAAACAATGACCACATTTACCGTAGAAAATAAAGATGGGATACAATTTTTAAATTCACTAGACGATAATAGTATTGATTTAATTTTAACGGATCCACCTTACATTATTTCAAAAGATTCCGGGATGAATAAATTTGTGGACGTAGTTGCGAAATTGGACGCATCCGGTAAAAATAAAAAAACAGAAGAAGAATGGGTTGTTTTCAAAGAAAAGAAAGGATATGTAAATGACGATTATAAGACGAATTATATTAAATATGGTAATACATCTGGAAACAAGTACGCGTTTAAAACAGATTTTGGTGAGTGGGATAAAGAATTTACAATAGAAAAATTGGAAGAATTTGTCAAACTTTTCTATAAAAAATTGCGAAAAGGTGGAACTTGTATTATATTCTTTGATTTGTGGAAATTGGAAACTTTAAAGGCTATTATGGAAAGGGCAAAAACGAAAAAAAATGGGTTTAAACAAATTCGCTTTATAGAGTGGGTTAAAACAAATCCAATGCCCCTTAATCAAAAAATCAATTATTTAACAAATTGTAGAGAAGTTGCTTTATTGGGGGTAAAAGATGGGAAACCAACATTCAATTCCAAATATGATAAAGGTATTTATGAATTTCCAATTCAATCGGGTAAATCTAGAACCCATCCAACTCAAAAAAGTCTTCCATTATTTGAAGAATTAATAAAAAAACATTCCAATGAAGGAGATTTGATATTGGATCCTTTTCTGGGCGGAGGAACAACAGCGTTTGCGTGTAAAAATACCAATAGGAAATTTATTGGTTGCGAAATTGATTCTAAATATGTTGATATTATTCAAAAGTCTTTATAAATTCTTTATAAATTCTTTATAAATTCTTTATAAGCTTCAATGTCATACCAAAATGTTCCTTTTTGTGCATCAATTCCAGAAATATAATTATCATCACCTTCAATAAACTTAGGTAATCCTATACTGGTGTATAAATAAGGCGCTGGCGTTCGTTTACCAATTTCTTTATTTTTTTTATTTTCCCTAGCTTTTTTTATATTGCAACTATTGCACAAAAGTTGGAAATCTGTTAACAGTTGTGTTTTTTTATCTAATACTCTTAAGTCATTGTAATCATCATTTTTATGGTCAGGTAATAAATGTTTAAGACTTCCACACGATTGACAACAAATATATTTTTGCTTCAAATGTTGCAAAATATCACTTCTAATGGGGTGCTTATTTAGATTAGGATTTTTATTATATCCATTTGATCTTAAGTGCGTTATTGCTCCACGATTTGGTTTTTTCTCCCAACAATATTTGTCAATATTATTAAATATCCCCCGACGCATAACACCATTATTCCCCCATCCCAATCCAGCAGAAATCAGCTCCTCTTTTGAGATCCAATCGGTGCAACCCTTTTCATCTGGTTTAAATTGTATTTCAAATTTTAAACATTTTGACATTTTTTTATAACTTTTTAATATTATAACTTTTAATATTAAAAATTTCAATTTATTAAAATATTTAGGTTTTATATATGAGTAATGTTAAAAAGAAAGAAGAAGGATTGATTTGGCACGGTCAACAAGAAAACATTTTAAAAAAATGGGGAGAAATTGGGTCTTCATACCGATTTATGCACGATCGTGCATTTTTAAAATACGAAGCTCAAAATTTAAGGTTTGCATTACCAGTAATTATTTTAAGTACTATTACTGGTACAGCGAATTTTGCACAAGCATCGTTTCCCGAAAGTTGGCAACCATATGTACCGTTGTTTGCAGGTTTCTTAAATTTATCAGCAGGTTTAATAACAACGATCGCGCAATTTTTACGCGTTTCAGAATTATTAGAAGGTCATCGTGCGGCAAGCATTGCATACTCAAAATTCTCTCGTAACATTTCGGTTGAATTGTCTCTTCCAAAAGATGAACGAAGTTGTTGTGGTAGAGATTTTATTTCTAATTGTAGAATGGAATTGGATCGTTTAATTGAACAAAGTCCAAATATTCCACTAGAAATAGTTAAACTTTTTGGTAAGAAATTTGAAAATAATACTTTTGTTAAACCCGATATATTGGAAATAACTGGCGTTGAAGTTTATAAAGATTCTGAAAAAGATAAAAGATTAAAATTGGAATATACTCAAGAAATGAAAAAAAAAGAAATGTTGTTAATAAAAGAAAGAACAGAATATGAACAGTCAATTGTAAAAAAAATAAGAGATGAAGAATTAAAGAGACAAGAAGAATTTGATAAGAAATTAAAAGACAAATTAATGGAAGCGAAATCAGTATTTGAGAATGATGAAAAAATAAGAGTTGCTGAAAATAAAATGAATAAAAAGAAAAAAGTGGGTATTTCAACAATATCAAAAAGTATGAGTTCACTAATAAGAAAACTTGAAGTCGCGCAAGATACAAATGATATAATAACGCCGGAATCAAGTGATTTGGACAGTTCTGATAGCGATAGTCCTTCCCCCAAATCTATTCATAATGAAAAGATAAGTTACGGTGAAGAACTTTCAATAGTAATAGAAGAAAATGCAGAAGAAAATGAAGAAGAAAATGAAGAAGAAAATGAAGAAGAAAATGCAGAAGAAAATGCAGAAATCGTTATTGACGTATCAAATAATTCATAATATTAAATTGTTTGAATATTTTATGCTAATTTTATTTTAATTCTCCAAACTTTTTTTGTTAATTTCATTTCATTTGTCGTATCATTAAATTCAACATCATCTTTATTTTCAAACATATTCTTTAAAATTTCATATTCTGATGTATTTGTATAACTTCCAACATTGTTATCCAAATTAATATTGCATTTCATTTTTATGTAAATGGAAATTTTATCATCTTGGCAAAATGGTAACTGATATTCTGTATTATCAACCTCGTCATCAAACCTAGTTGGCATCATTTTTTTCATTTGAATTAAAATACTATTGCATATATTATTTGACTGAAAAGTTGTTGTATTTAATCCGTTTATTAATGCATTTGTAAATTGTGAATAAATATTGCTATTATTGATATCATTAATAATACTACCATCATTGGATATAAATGCTTGTGATAATGGATGTCCTATTAATGTATCTGCAATATATTGAACATAAACTTGACCCAAAGAATCGGGGATGGGTGAATTACCGGAATTAAAAGAACCATCATAAATTGAAATACTTGTTTTTTCTAAATCATTTTTTAATCCAGAATTTAATAAATTTTTATATGTATTATTGTATTTAAATGTATATGTTTCATTATTTTTTTTGTATGATATTGTTGAACGAAGGTGGGTTGCTCTTAGATATGCAGCGGTCATTAAAAAATTATATGAAGCATCTAGAGTTGATGCGGCATTTTCTGAAACATCTAAAACTGTTCCACTACTATCCAAATATACTGGTAAAAAAACGTGTTGTTCATTATCACTAATATCAGTACAACTACTACAGTCTTGGTGAATACTCATTTAATAATTTATACTTTATTTAATTACAATATTAAACTAATAGATCATTATTAACATAATTATCTATTATTTTAAACCTATCTTCTATATTACCATAACCCTTTTTCCAACCACCGGTATCTTTATAACTCCAATTTTGATTTTGCGTTTCTCTCCCCAAAACAATCATTAATTCATTCATAAAATCTACAATCTTGACATTTAATTCTCCATAACAATTTCCTTTGAAATATTTTTTTCCTTCTTCATCAAAACCTAATTTAAGTACCATTTTTTTTAGTAATAGTTTAAAATAATCAAATGTCATTGTTGGATACATTGGATTTTTAATAAAGTAACAACCCTGATACCATCCGTGATTCTTATAGTACCACTGGTGTAATTCATTTCTATGTTTTATTCCAACAACAACTTGGTGGGTATTGTTTGCGAATTTTTCAAATTCACCATCCTTAATTTTTTTATTGTAATATATCCCGGGTTCTGTCTTTATATTAATAAATGATATTGCTTTCATAAAATCTTATTATTTAAATTAATTATATTTAATTTATAATTCAATTTAATTAAATTTCATCTGTTTCTAAAATTGGATTATATAATTCTTGTTTTTTTATATCATCAATAATAAACTCCTTATCTTTCAATAATATATATATAGTTGGTATAGAAGCCAATTCATCAAAAATACCCGAAATAACGGCTATATCTATTTGAATAATAGCCAATTGTAGTGTAATAGCATATCTAATTGCATTTAACATAAACATAATATTTGCTAGAACTTGTAATTCAGTCCTTGTAAATCCTTTTATTTTTTTCTGATTGGGATTGTATATATTAAATGTTAATATGGGCATACCCAATTCAGTAATAAACACTTTACATATACGAAATATTAGAATGTATAGTAATAAAATACAATACCGAGTCCAGGAATCTATTTTAATAGAAATTATAATTAAATCTGTACTTGGTCCAAAACGATAATAAGTACTATCTTTATTTGCTAATAATATTGTCGGTATAATTGCAGAAATTAATAACAAAAATTGTCCTACAATACATATTTTTAAACGTTGTTTTTGTGTTAATTTCATTATATTTTCTTATTGGTATCATAAGAAAATTTGTTACATTTATTTTTTATCAATTTAAATGATTATATCAACAACATTGGTAACTTCAACAATTTCTTCCTCTGATGTGTTTTCTGATATATGTTTTGATTCCTGTCGTATAATTTCATTTTTCATTTCAATATTATGGTGTGATTGAATCATTCCTTTTAAATCTTTCATATATAAATCATTCATTTTCGTATTATAATTGATACCATGATTTATATAAAATTTATATATTTCTTCAATATCTTCTCGTTCTTCATCGGATAATTTTGTTTTATTAATCATTGTAATATTTTTTAATGTATTATATAATCTATTATTTTGTATTGTTTGCCAACATCTTTGTTTTTCCATAACTTGTATTTCGGATCGTAATTTATCTAATTTTACACTTAATCGGCGTTTTTTTATATTATCTAATTTATTGTTTAACACGCTTAATTTCTTTTTCTTTTCTGTAAAATAATTTGCAAAAATTTCTTTTTCCATTTGATTTTTTAATGAAATACCATAATTTTCATTATCAATATTATGCGACCAATATTTTAAAGCTTGTATATTCTTATGAGAGATATTACAACACTTCAATATAAAGGGTATCTTATTTTTTTTAAAATCGTCATTCAAATGTTCTTGTAAATGATTTTTTGATGATTTAAACCCAAGTTTAACAAAATAAACAAAAAAATACAAACTTATACCACCATTGCATAAAATCAATAAAATAATTAGTATATTTTCAAATGTACCTAATTTATAACCTGAATCAATCGTTCCGAAAAATAACCCTGTACTTAATGTCATAACAAGTGATAATAAACTAACGCTTTCTAATCTATTACATATTAAACCATAACTCGTAATTATATCGTAAGGTCTTAAAAAAACGTGTAAAAAAAATGATATTTGTATTAACAACGACGCTGCAATTATTTGATATCTTGGGTAATTTTTTAAAAAAACAGATAACAATATTAAGCCAGCTTTTTTACCCATAATAATAAATTCATAATACCAACGTTTTTCCCTATATCCAAGAAATAAAAATGATAATGGCGTTGAACCATCGTATCTATTATGCATATCATATAAACGATATCGGTGATTATAAAGCAATTTAAATCCTAATAAAGGAATACCAAGTCCATATAAAATTAATGCTATATACGCAATTATCAAATATGTATAATGTTTGTTATCATAACAAATAATGGAATAATCGTTTATTAAATAGTATGTATCATCTATATTTTCACAATTTAAAACTTCCAATGTTTTTGTGACTATGGTGGGCCAACTTAAAAATGTACCAACAACAATTGCTGTTTTTTCCCAAGCTATAAAAAATGTCAAACACGATGGTTTTTTTTCTTTATATTTTTTAATTTCAAGTTCACTTTTTGTGGATTTCAGTTTCTTTATTTTTTTTTGTCTTTTTTTACAATAACACAATGATATTAAAGCTATTATAATGGTAACCGAAAATATGTAAAAAATAGGCAATATAAGATATACTAATAATTTTTCATAATAAGACCAACCAATAGCACAATCTGATGAATAAAAACTCACACGAGGGGAAGAAAATTCTTTTGCCCTTTCAAATAAATATCTTATTAGAGATGGCCAATTGATTTGAAATGAGCTGGCTAATGAAAAAACTTGGGCGTAATTCATAAATATTTTTACAACACCATTAACCTCTTCCTTTTTATTATTGGCGGGATTTGCCGTTTTTATTAAAAAAATAATTATAATTACAGATACAATCGGTATAATAATGGTTAAACTCAATGTTCTTCCAATTTCTTCAGGACATTTTAAACATACACCGTCGTCTTTCGCCCAACCTTTTTCGCATACATTACACAACGGACCTTTAAATCCTTCGTTGCATAAATCATCAGATGAAATATTTATAATACCCCCTTTACACGCAAATCTATTTTTACATTTATAAATTTTAGTTGATAGATCTGAACTTCTCCAATAATGTTGATTAATATTTATTGTTTTTATATTCGTATTCACATTGCAGGAAAATGTATTATTGCAAGCAATGCAATTTAAATTATCATTGTTTGTAAATGTATTATATGAATTTTGAGAACAAATACAGCCAGTTTTATATTTATTTTGCTCGGAATTTAAAGGACAAGTATTGCATAAATAACTAGACGTTTTATTTGTATATTTGCCCCCTTCACAATCTAAACATTCAGATGACCCGGTTAATAATGAATATTTTCCAACACCACAACCTTTGCATATTATACTACCGCTATCCGAATGACTGCCAGTTGAACATTCTTTACAATCATTTATATTTGATAATCCATCATTATCATTAAATTTTCCCGCAGGACATTTTTTACAAGACCCGGCGTATGTCATTCCCAATTCGTTTCCATATAAACCTTTTTTACAACCTTTACATAGTGTAATATGAATATTCCCAATATCGGAAGTCCACGTACCTTTTGGACACTCTATACAATTATTAATTGTTGATATTCCAACTTTATCGTTGTATTTTCCAGTAGGACAATTATCACAATAATTTTTATAACTATTTGTATATTTTCCTATCTGACATATAGTACATTTTTCTCTCATAGAAGTTGATATCCAACCATCTGGACAATGAATACAATTATTTAATGTGTTTTTATATTTACCATCATCACATAGCACACACGATCTATTTGATGAAGCACCTTCTATAATGCCAATTTTCCCCTTTTCACAATTTATACAAGCATTTTCCCTTTGTTTCCCCGTGTATGGTTGAAATTTCCCAATTTCACAAGATATACATTCCTTTCCATCTATAAGTCCGGTTACAAAACTATATTTTCCTTTTGGGCATCCCATACACATTTTCTTGTCAAATGCCCATTTCCCAATATTACAAATATCACATTTATTTTCTTTATTATTAGATATCCATCCACCCGGACATTCATTGCAAATAATATTTGTTTGTTTATATTTTCCCGATTCACATTGTATACACGATGTATTAGATTTTGCACCATCCACTATTCCAATTTTTCCTTTTTCACAATTCTTACAATCCAATTCACTTGATAAACCATTAATATCATTGAATTTTCCAATTGGGCATAATTTACATTCGTTATCATTTGTTAACCCCATAGAATTACTAAATTTGCCAGAACTGCATCCAACACATTCAATTCTATTTTTTGACCATTTCCCAATCTCGCAAAATAAACAAATCGTTTTACCAACATCGCTAAATTTCCCATTTCCACATTCTAAACAATTATTTTCCGATACGGATGTTGATGTTATTGAATATTTTCCCTTTGGACAATATTTACATTGATTATGCCCTTCTAAATCTATAAAAAATCCCGCTGGACAATTTATACAATTCACGGTATGCTTACCTGTTGTAAATTTGCCTTTTTCACATTTATTGCAACTTATACTTTCATAGTCTTTATTAGCATACCCAGGATTACAATCAAGACAAATCCCACCGACCGAATTAGAATATTTACCAGGTATACAAATTTCACAAATGTTATTCACATTTCCTCTACCCATTGAACATCCGTAAAGATCATATTCAATAATAAATGAATGTTGCGAATTTGAATTACCCAATAATAATAATTTACCAGTGTCAAAATTTATATATGATATATTTGAATTTTGCAAAGGTTGGAAATATGAGTAATCTCCGTTTTTTATTATTTGTTTAAATTCAACAAATGTATCCACATCAATTATGATATTTTTCATATTAATTCTTACAATACCATAATAATTGTAACGCGTTGACGGTATAGCATACATATATCCAGTTTTTAAATCCAATTGTATATTTGTAATAACACCCCATTCGGGTGGAAATTTTAAAAAATCAATATCGCAATTTGTATTTAATCGTTGTCTATTAAAATTATAATCTAATTTATATAGTTCACTATTCAATGACCCTGATATAATATAAATATTTTTATCAACATCGTCTAATTTTATATCACTAATATAACTTAATCCATCTAATGTTTTAAGAGTTGTGGTATTTTCATTCAACGGTTTTGAATAATTAATAATTAATACTTTGGCATCGTTGTATCCAGAATCTTCAATAAAATATATTTCTTGACGCTCTTTATTTATAAAACTTCTTTTGATTTCGCGAAAATAATCCTCATATTCATTTTGTTGACCCATCATAGTATCTTTTTCATTTTTTACCATATATGTTTTTTGAAATTGTTGCAATAACATAACAGGTGTTGTTGCAATATTTAATTTCCATATACCACCGAAACTTGTACCAAACCCTATCCATAAACTATCGCCATCTATTAGAGAAGCTGTTGATACGGCGTTTAAATATTTATAATCATAATAACTATATTTGGAAAATTTTTCTTTATTTGGAAAATCATTAAACACAGTTCTATCCATAAATGAAAAATCTGTTAAATTAATTCTAACTAAACTACTGTCTGAGTCATAAGACGGGTTGCAACCATACATATTTGATGCAATATAATATAAAATATTTAATTTATTATCTATACCACAAGATACCACATTATCGCAACCTTTATTTCCAACAGCAGTTGTGTATTCGTTGTTATTCTCACCTATTAACATTTTATCAACATAACTGTTATTTTTATATTTAAGTATTTCAACATATTTTTTAGTATATCCGCATTTATAATTTGAATTTGTATTATACCCAAAATTTGGATATTGTGCTGCTGTAATTAAATAATTCATATTATCTTTTTTATAATATTCATTGCAAGCAAACCCTATGAATGGATTTATCGTTGGGTTTTTATTTATTAAATTTGATTCTGGCAATTTTATATATTTTGAATTAGTAACATTATTAGATAAATATGAAATATTATTTCCGAAAACAATCATAAAAAAATTACACAATAATATAACATACTGAAACATTTATATATAATTAAATATTTATTTTATTATCTTTTTTAATTTTATAATGAAGAAAGATTGTATTAAAACTTGTACTATATTTTATATTTTATTTATTATTTATTTGGTAGTGTTTGGATTAACTATAATATATAGTGGTGATCTAAAACATTTAGATAAAATTTTAAATAAAGAGCAGAAGACAATATATGAAAAAATAAAAAGAGAGCGATTAAATCATTTTTTTAAAGGCTTAGGTGTAGGCGCTATATTGGGGTTGGGTGTGTTACTTTCCGATATGAAAGTAACATCTAAATACTGTTTGGCTGGTATAATATTATTATTCACAACTTCGATGGTATATTATATTTTACCAAAATCTGACTATATGGTAAGACATTTAGAAACAGAAGAACAAAAATTAGCTTGGATTGCAATCCAACGTAATTTTATTAAAAAGAAAATAGCAGGTTTTCTTGCAATAATTGTTTTATATTTTTGTGTTCCATTTGTGTTTTAAAAATTATTTGATTATTTAAATGTTAAATAATCAACCGAAAATTAGGCATCTCAAAGTTAATGGAAAAATATTAAAATTAATTACCATAAAATCAAAACAAACCAATATTGGTAAAAAGGAGAATGGTGATATTTTTTTGTTTACACAATTTTATATACCGGATAATAAAGAAAGATATGATGAAATAAAAGAAACATTAAAATATAATGTTAAAAACCATTTAATTTCAAAAATAATTTTAATTAATGAACGTGACTATACAGAAGAAGAAATTGGTATATCGAGTGATAAAATAATACAAATAATAAAAGGTTCACGAATGTCATTTGCTGACATTTTTAAAAATATAAAAAAAATGCAATTGAATGGGTATATAATTGTTTCTAATATGGATATATTTTTTAACAACACTTTAGAAAATATTTTTGTTAGCCAACTAAGTAATAAAAAAAAAGTATTTTCATTATTAAGATTGGAGTATAATAAGGATAATATAAATGAAAAAAGATTGTATAAAGATTATAAATGGAGCGCTGATACGTGGATATTTCATACAAAACAGTCAAAAGATATTAAAAATGTAAATGAATTTGATTTGACAATGGGTGTTGGGAGTGTTGATAATATATTACCATATAAATTTTATAAAAATGGTTTTGATGTATTTAATGAGCCATTATTTATACAAACATTACATAATCATCATAATGATTATAGAACTTGGAAAAAAAATAAATTATTTGACAATGAATTATTTTATTTATCGTGTTTACCAAATCTAAGAAATAATTAGGCTTTTACAAAATGTTGATTCATAAAACGCTGAATATTAAAATAAGTAAGATCGTCGTCGGATTCATTCAAGTTTAATAGCGATTTTAATTCGTTATTTGGTTTGATAAGTCTCGCATTATTTGGATTTTGAAGTTCTTTGTCTTTCACATATTGAATAATATATTTAGTAACTTCCGTGCGAGCCATTTCACTTCCTTCCGGTAATTCCATAAATTTACATAGAGCTGTTGAAATTTTTGACGGCTTTGCAAAACCAGAAGGTTGTCTATTTCCTTTATTTTTATTTTTCTTAACTTCTTTATCCAATTGTTTCATTTTTTTATAAACCTGTTTTTCAGCGGCTTTAATTTGCGAAGTTAGTGCAGTCATTTGTAGTTTAATACTTGAAATATTACCGAATACATCCGAGAAAATTTCTTTGATTTCTTCGGAAATATTGGTTCCCACATTTGTGTCTTTTTTTACCTTTTTTACCTTTTTTACTTTTTGATTTTTAGACATTTCTTTTGTAGACATTTCTTTTGTAGACATTTCTTTTTTTGTATTATCCATTTATATCTTCATTATGAAGGCAATTCTTTAAATCAATTTTAAAAAAATACATTTAAAATTATATTTAAAATATTTAAATCTTTATTTTTAATTATTTTAATGATTGAACAGAAATATTCAATAAAATATGCTTATCCATTGTTATTATTATGGTTAGTTTTAATTTGTGTTTTATTTATAACTTCTGGAAGTCATAATGCTTCTTTTTTTATGTTTGGTCCAAGTGATGTCATTTTTATGGGAATGGAAGTAAATAATTGGTATAGATGGTCCTTGGTTATGACATATGGATTTTTTTCTCAAATGATTAATTCTTATATGGATGCAACAATAGGACCATATATATCAAATGTTATACAAGATCATAAATATAAAGGTAAAATAAAAAAATCATATGCAATAACATTATGTACAATGTATCAACTTTATGACTGGATTCATTGGTTATTATCAATAATGTTGTATGTGAGTTTGCAAATGCAATATTATATACCTGGTTTAACCGCTGATTTAATTATAAATATTTTAACAACAAATAATTATATTAATATCAAAAATCAATTAGCAAGTGATGAATTGGAAGAATCATTAATAAATTGAAATTAAATATTTAATTTTTATAGTTTTATTAAAAACAATGGATGTTATTAAATATAGGAAATGGTATCTATGTGAAAACTGGGGTGAGAATAGATTTAGAATGATAAAATATGGTGTTGAGTTTAAAGAAATAAGAATTAGAAGAAATAATAAAATAATGACAATTGATTTTCAAAGAAATCATCCAAAGGTATTGTCTGGTGAAGGATATTGGATTACTCACGAAAAATTATGTATTGGGTATAAAATGATTTCCAATCCTGAAATATATAGGCCAATATTTTCACATAAACGCCAAAAATTAATAGATAGGCTTAATAAGTTTGAAGCAATTTATTCAGAGGATGGTAAATTTGTAAATGAAGATGATATGGGAAATACAATTGATGATCCATATAAATTTTGGAATAAAATTAAGTCAAAATATTTTATGTTACTTGTAAAAATGAATTCTAAAAATATCCCAATTGACTGCGTTGAATATATTGTTATGTTTATTTTATAAGTATTTTAACTATAAATATTTATAAAAATATATAAATATTTATAAAAATATATAAATATTTATTATTCAGTTGCTATTTTTTAATTATTCAGTTGCATTTTTTTCATCTAGAACCCAACGCTGTGCATCGCTTCTGGTATTGTCGCGTTGTCCACCACGTTGTCCACCGCGAGGTCCACCTCCTCTATGGCGAGGATTGCGATGACCACGACTATTATCATCCTGTCCAGCAGAATGTTGTTCTCTTTCTTGACGATTAATGAAGCGTGTAACACACATAAGTGGTCCACCACCAACACCTTTCACATTAACAGCTTGCCATTCGTGCTCATTATTGTCACTCTTAGACATATCAAACTCAACATATTCACCCTGAACAAGATATTTATATTGTTCACGATCAACAGAAACACCTGTGTGATGGACAAAAATGTCTTTACCACTATCTTCAAGTGTTGTTACAAAACCAAAACCAGCTTTGTTATTAAACCATTTCACAATTCCCAGCTGGCGGGAAGATTCATCACCCGCGGGCGTAGTAGTAGCATCATTCTGTGTCTGTGTTGTACTCATTTTATAATTATTTATGTTGAGGTGCCTTTAAGTGATTATAAAATATTTTATTATTAGTTTTTTGATAGTATTACCATAGATAAGCCAGTAATTGCAATTATAATACCTAAGATCGTTTTAAAATTAATACGTGAATTAAGAATTATACTCGCTAATAAAAATGTTATAATTACATTTGTGTTGTAAAAAAGGCGAGTATAACCAGGATTAGATGAATTTTTTGAAGAGTAAAAATATAAGATTGATAATATAATATATAAAATGGCATATGCAAAAATATTAACATAGTCTTTTTGAGATATATCTTTGAAATGGAACTTATTTATATTTATACGGTATGCTAAAATAGGAATACAAAGAATTCCAATTAAAATAAATGAAAACATTACTAAATCCAATATTCGTATTTAGTAATGTTTTTAACGGTAATGTCAGCAGCACCGGCTAAAAAAAAGCCGCAAATGGGGAAAAGTAAAGCCGTAATATATAGTATTATTGTTTATTTCTTCGTCGGGTTTTACGAAAACCACCTCGTTTACCTTTTTTTTTATTTTTTGTATTCTTCTTTTTTTTTCGTTTTTTTCCATTTCGTTCTTTTCCCTTCTGTTTTTTTCCCTTTTGTTTTTTTGTTTTTCCTGTTCCTGTTTTATAACTGGTGGAAATTCTGCGACCACGTATATTTTGCGTCCTTCTTAGTTTCATACTGGCTGCTGCATTTTTCACCATCTGACTCGTCGACATTGATGGTGTTCTTGTTAATTTTTTTCTATTCTTCTTTAATCCGAAATGGGGGTTTTTTTCTTTTTTTTTTCTTCCTTTTTTTTTTTTTTTTGGTGTATTTTTTTTTATTTTTTTTTATTTTATGTTTTTTAAATTTTTTTTTGTCTTTTTTTCTTTTTTGGTAT